GGAGATTTTGCAACTTCAGACCAAGGCGATAAAGCAGATTCAGCTTTGCAGTCTTCAGATATTGGTGTGACTGTTCAAGAGAGAAGCACCATCCTTGATAACACTACAGCATCATTCACAACGGCAGAAGAAAACAAGCTAACAGCAATCACTGGAACAAACACGGGGGATCAAGATTTGTCTGGATTGCAGCCTATTCTAACAGAGGGTGCTTTTGTCGATGGAGACAAGACCAAGCTAGACGGAGTAACGGGAACTAATACAGGTGACCAAGACCTTTCTGGACTGCAGACTATTCTAACAGAGGGAGCTTTTGTAGATGGAGACAAAACTAAGCTAGACGGAATCACTGGAACTAACACGGGAGATCAAGACTTGTCGGGGCTGCAAGTCAAACCCTCAGAGGGTGCTTTCGTGGATGGTGATAAAACCAAGCTGGATTCTATCACAGGAACAAATACAGGTGACCAAGATCTTTCTGGATTGCAGTCTATTCTAACAGAAGGGGCTTTCGCAGATGGTGACAAGACAAAGCTAGACGCAATCACTGGAACAAATACAGGAGATCAAGACTTGTCTGGATTGCAAACAACTCTAGCAGAAGGGGCTTTCGTAGATGGAGACAAGACCAAGCTTGATGGAATAAACATAAGTTCTTTTGGGGCTTCATTAATAGATGACGCAGATGCACCAGCAGCTAGGGCTACATTGGGAGTCAAAAGCGATTCTGGCATTGCTGTATCTGATGAGCTAACAGATCTAGCGGGAGATGATGCTACAGCGTTAGCAACTTTCCACGCACAAAGAGATGGCTATTTTGAGGAGATTTTGATTGGCGTTACTACAGCACCAGTTGATAGCTTATTGATTGCAGATTTGCACTTAAACGGGACAAGCATTTTTACTACAAAGCCAAGCATTGACAGCGGGGAAAAGACAAGCACAACGGCAACCACCGCAGCGGTAATCCTAACACACATTTATACTAAGGGCGATCTGATTGAATTGTTCTGTGATCAGGTTGGCTCTACAACAGCAGGAACGGGGCTTAAATTCTACTTCAACCAATACTTAACTTCTTAATGAAAACTTACACAATTTACAACACTCTAACAGAGTCAGCGGTTGCACAAAAAAAGAAAAGCCCCGCTAAAGAGGGTTCAGAAATACAAGGGCTTTCTGAGGGGCTTGTTTTCCTTGAAGAAATAGAAACGTCAAGACCATCGTTTGATCCTTGGAGTGAAGCGGTAAAACCCGATGAAATTGTCTATGATTTGGTAGCTTTAACGGCTACGCAAAACTACAGCGTTTCTCAACTAACGGAAGAAGAAATAAGTGACATTACTCCAGATTTTTACGAGACATTAGGAGGCGTTAAAATGGGCGTTTTAGACACTGACCAAAACAGCTTTGCAAACCTTTTAGCCTTACTAAATCAATCGGGCGAAGTTGATGAAACGATGATAGCTATTAAAGATATTTACGGGGTTTCTAACGGAATAAGCGTAGCAGATTACAAGATCGCTTGCGTTTCTTATGGTCAATATTGCTACACTTTATTTTTAGCCGAATGATTTTAAACCCCAACAGATACGCAAGCGCAGGTGATGACCCTTGCGCTTATGATGGCTGCACCCCGCCCGACCCAGCTATAACTTATGCCTTTAATTCTGATTGCAGTGTTAATGCGTCAACGGGTGTTGCAGTTATTCCTGCAGACTGGCGCAAATCTAATGGTGCGGTAGCGGGAATCTACATAGCTCCTAACGTAACTACTTTTGGAAACAATGTTTTTCGTTCATGCACTGGCTTGCGAGAAATCTGGATACCAAATCAATACATAAACACTAACAACTATCCCTTTTACGGCTGCAGCAACTTGCATACAGTAAACTGGTCAGCAGATAATGGAGATTGGAACGCTTACGCATTTAGATATTGTGACGCCTTAACGACTTGGAATTTCTGCACGGCAAGTGCGCCTAGTGGAATAAGCCTCGGAACATATGGGATCTTTGCAGATGTGAACAACCTAACAGAAATTCACGTTCCAGCAAATGCGTGGGTTGGATCTACAACTTATGACGGAAGGACATTAGTAAAAGATTTGCCAGATTATGTCGAGAATCCCATTTCCACCACCCTAAAGGACTCTAACGGCGATTATATTTTTAGCAAAAACCAGACCAGTTTTGGCAACAATTCTTTTGCTTACAATACAAACCTCACTAGCTTAAAAATGGGGGATAACGTATCTAGCGTAGGTTCAGCCTTTTGCGGTAATTGCGTAAACTTAGTAGGAGACATTACTTTTCCTAGCGGGTTTGTTTCTGGTGCATTTTTTGGAAGAAGCGGAGCAAACTTTGACGACATAACATTTAGCGAGGGGATTACAACTATTTCAGCCTCTATGTTTCTGCAATATACAGGTAACAAAGGAATCGACTTGGTAATGCCAAGCACCTTAACCAGCATTGGAGATGAGGCGTTCAATACAAACGACGCTAATTCATGGGGACAACTATATCTCAATGAAGGTTTACAAACAATGGGGCAGCAAGTGTTTAGGTATAATTCTAATATTGGGGCAAATCAAACATTAGTAATTCCTTCAACCATGATTTCCCTTAACCGATGGAACTTCCGTGGAAGTAAATTTAACCGAATTGAGATAAGGGCGGTTGTCGCCCCTGCAATTAACGGCGAGGCGTTTGCAAACATGTTTCTTATCGCAGACAGCTCGATACACGTTCCTTCTAACGCTACGGGATACCCCACAAGCATTAGTGGATTCACAGTAGTTTACGACCTGCCAGCAGGATAATCATGAGCTTTCAAAGTGACATAATAAACTTTTCTAACAAGTCAGCTAAAGAAGTTGACCGCATTAGAAGAGGAACAATTATCAAGCTGTTCTCTCAAGTGATAGATGATACTCCAGTAGATACGGGAAGGCTGCGGGGCAACTGGAGAACCTCAGTAAACAAAACGCTAGATGGAACTTTGAGCAGTAAGGATAAAAACGGCACAGCAACAAAAGGAAAAATCCTAAACAAGCTTGGGAAGTTTGGTGATTCTGTTCATATGACTAACAACTTGCCTTATGCTAAAGTTGCAGAGTATGGACAATGGAATGGACCTACTGAGAAGGTAACCGCTAGCGGATTTAGCAGAAAAGCCACAAAGGGAATGATGAGAAAAAATGCTCTTAGGGCAAAGAAGATTCTCAGAAGGATGGCGAGACAAAAGCAAATTTAAATTATGAGTTCATTAGTTAGATCAGCACTAGTAAAAGCCTTCATGGATTTAAGCACAGCGGAAGGCTGGACTTATAAAATCATCACTGAGAACAGCCCACAAGAGCCAGATAAAAATTTGGTTTGGATTGGTCTAACATATTTGCCAGATGTTCCAGAAGTTATAACGCTTGGAGATGGTGGAGAAGATGACTTAGAGGGAATACTTCAGTTAGATATTTACGTTCCAACAGGCAAGGGCGAGAAGGAGGCGTTAGATATCACTGACAAACTCAGAAGTTACTTTACAGCGGGTAGGCGTTTCAGCTATAGTGGGCAGGAGGTTGTTATTCGCAACTGTGGCAGAACGGATGGATTTATTGCTAACAACTTTTTTCGAGTGCCTGTGTCGGTGATCTGGTATTCTCGCTTAACACGCACAATTAACTAAACACCAAACACAAAAAATATTATGTCAGATGCTTCACGCCATGCCCTTTACTCTGTAGAGGAATCAACTTACGGGGTAACACCCGCAACTCCTTCATTCAAAAAGCTACGCCATACGGCTGTTAGTCTTGGAATGTCGAAAGATATTACTGTTAGCGAAGAGCTAAGAGAAGATCGCCAAATCAAATGTGCCAAGCACGGAGTCAAAGCCGTAGCTGGAGATATTGGTTTTGAAATTTCCTATGGATCTTATGATGAAGAGCTGGAAGCTGTTCTGTTAGGCACTTGGGAAGTTGACGGAGGAGGCTCTGGTATTGACCGCTTGAAGGGTGGAGTTACTCGCAGGAGTTTCACGCTTATGCGCCATTTCTCAGACCAGCTTGCAGCGGATAAGCCTTACTATATCTATACGGGGGTAGAGTATAACACTCTTAACCTCACTGTAGCACCTGTAGGCACTCTCACAGGCTCTTTTGGAACTATTGGACAGAATATGTCAGTAAACCAGACAGAGCCAGCAGGATCAACTCTAGGGACAACTAGCGCAAACTGTCCTTTTAACGGATTTACTGGATCTGTTAAAGTAGATGGCTCTGTTATTTCAATCATTACGGAACTTACTCTGACTCTTGAAAATGGGCTTGAGCCTCGTAACGTAGTTGGATCAGATCTAACTGAATATCCTACCATTGGACGTTCTACCCTAACAGGACAAGCAACCATGTATTTTGAGAACGCTCAACAGGTTGAAAAGTTCATTAACGAGACAGAATCAAGCCTTGAGTTTGAACTTAATGATGGAACTAACAAATATGAATTTCTGATTCCTCGCATCACTTACACTGGGGGAGCAAACCCAGACGTTAGCGGAGCGGGTGCAATCACCCTTGCAGTGCCATTCCAAGCACTGGTTGATGATACGACAGTATTATCTAACATCCAAATAGATCGCTCGGCAGTTTAATTCTTTTCTGCCTCATGCTGGGAGGGGTGCGTATTCCCTAGCGATAATCACGCACACTAATTAAAAAAAAAATATGAAAGACCTAGAAGGATTTGCCACAGCGCAACTAGCAGAAGAAGGGGTAAAGATTCCCCTAACAGACGTTGAAGGAAACAAAACAAAACACTGGATCAAAATTAAAAGCACTGATTCAATGTCATTTAAAAAAGCGCAATCCAAATTCAGAAAAAAGATTGTTGCAATACATGAGCAAGAAGAAGCTGATGACTCTTTAGAATCAATTCTTGAAACTGAGAAATTGAGCTTGGATTTGTTGGCTTGTCTTATCATTGGGTGGAGCTTTAAAAATGATGATGGCACTCCTTACAAATGCACAAAGGCTAACGCAATTAAGCTCCTAAAAGATGCGCCTGTTCTAGCTCAAGAAATTGACGCAGCATCCGCAAGAAGGAAAAATTTTATCAAAAGGAGCTTAAACAAATCGAGCGATTTGCAGAAGAACAATTTAAGCTCCAAAAAAGACCAGAAGGCAGCAGCACAAGCCAAGTAGAACACCTAAAGCAAGTTTGGAAAACTACAGGAGTTAAGCCAAAAGAGTTAGAAGAATTAAAACCGTTACCAGATCGCCTATTATATATTTTACAATATTACCAAGAATTAAAAACAGATAAGGCTATAGACTTTAATGAGATTGCTTGCTGGTCAAACCTAACAGGAATTGAACTAAGCAATTTTGAAATCAAAGCAATTAGACTTATAGACCAAATCCAACTGAATAGTTTACATGATTGAAGACGTAGCAAGATTAAGACTAACAGTTGATTCAACTGGTATAAACGAAGCCAGAGCAAAGCTAAACACTTTAGGCACTAGCGGGAAATCATCGCTTGATAAAGTAGGAGCGGGGGCAACGGCTTCTAGGCTTGCCATTGGGGCTATGGCTATTGGAGTTACTGCAGTTGGGGTAACGATTGCAAAAACTACAGCACAGTGGCTAAAGTTCAATGTAGCCATGAAGGAAGTGCAAACCATTGCGGGGGTTAGCGGAAAAGAGATGGATGGTCTAAGGCTTAAAGCTCTTAGAATAGCTCAAGCATTGGGCGTTGATGCTACAGAGGCAGCGCAAGGTTTTTACCAAGCAATTTCAGCGGGAGTTCCTACTGGCGAAGTTGATAAATTTGTTAGAGTTGCAGCGCAATTAGCGCAAGGCGGTTTGGCAGATATTGGATCTTCTACAGACCTTCTAACAACTGCATTAAACAGTTATGGAAAATCAGCTAGCGAAGCTGAAAAAGTAAGTGACCAATTATTTAGAACAGTAAAGCTAGGCAAGACAAACATTCCGCAATTAGCTAAGAGCCTTGCCAGAGCATCCGCTACAGCAGCTACAGCGGGAGTTAGCCTAGAGGAACTGTTAGGCATTACTGCAGCAACTACAAAGCAGGGGGTTAAAACGGCTGAGAGTTTCACACAAGTTAAAGCTGCAGTTGTAGCACTATTGAATCCATCTGAAACGATGGCTGCAATCTATGAGAAGTTAGGCGTTGAAGGTGGCAGAGCTTTAATTGAGCAAGAAGGATTAGCGGGAGCTTTAGAGCAAGTTAGATTGGCTGCAAGTGGAAGTGATCAAGTTCTAGTAAAAGCCCTAAGATCTATTGAGGCATACAGCCTAACAGCAGCTATTACGGGGGCTAAATTAGGAGAAACAAAAAAGGCTATTGAGGATGTTGGCAAGGCTTCTGGAGATACGGCAGCAGCTTCTAAAATAGCAGGGGAAACTTTAGGAACTTCCTTTAAGAAACTTGGCAACTCGTTTTTGATTTTTGCTGAAAACGCAAACCAAGCTACAGGAGCTAACGAAGGGCTTTCTGGATCTATTGCAAGACTAGCAGACATAGTAGCAGATCCAGAAATTTTCAGTGCTTACGTGGAAGCTTTGCAACAATTCCCTGCCATTGTTGGAAGGTTTATTTTCTTAGGTCAAGGCGCAGAGCAGCAAGTAAAAAACTTTGGCAAAACACTAGATGACGGAGCGTTAGATTTAGCAAGGTATAGCGCAGCTATAAAAGATTCAGCAGATAAAAGAGCATTGGCAGGAGCAAAGCAAATAGAAATTGCAGCAAGGGTTTTAAAGGCTGAAAAGGCATTAGCAATGCAGAGAGAAATAACCCAAGGCTACGGAGGGCAAGAAGGGTTAGATGCGTTAGATGCAGACATTGAAAAGGTTTCAGCATCTTTAAAGATAATGGCTGATAACCTAAATAGGGGCAAAATAACTCTAGCTGAATACAAGAAAGGGCTATCTGATCTTGCAAATCTTAAAAGCGCAAGAAATAGAGTTGCTGAAGAAGTAGAGGCAACAAAACAGTTAGAAATCCAACTTGGTGTTTATAAAAGAATAGGAGGTGCAGGAGGGCAGATTAAACAAGAGCAATTTAAAATTGCGGTTGAAGTTGAAAGACTCAACCAACTTCTAAGAGGTTCTAAAATCACTACTGAAGAATGGAAAGCTGAGACAGAAAAACTTAAACAGTCTTACGGGGAAATAGAAGGAAGGGTTAAGGCTTTTGGGCAAATATACGCAACTTTATTTGGTGACGTTGTTAAATATAATGCGGAAGCAATTAAGACAGGACAAAGGGCTTTAGAGCTTGGGGGCGCACAAATAAGAGTAGATGCAATTCTGCTAGAAAATACCGATAAAAACATAGCTCTTATTGAAAAGAAACTTACGGCTTTTGATGATCTATTAACACAAAAAGAAAAGCTAACGGCTGCAGAGCAAGCAATAAAAAACCTGTTAGAAAACCAATTAGGCATCTTAAAACAGCAAACCGCAGAGGCAGGGAAAAGCGCAGCCGCAGTAAGCAGGGAATCAATTAGAGGGCAGCTTGCAACAAAAGAAGAAAGAGCCTCTATCAACTATACTAATACTGTATCTGAAATTACAAAGGGACAATTTGAGCCAGAAGAAGAAGCTGTTTACTTGCAAAGAGCAACGGATCAATTCAATAAAGACATAGAGCCAGACAAAGAAAAAGCAACTAGCATTTCAAGCGCAGAGCAAGACGAGGAAAGGATTAACTCACAAGTTGAAATGATTAGTAGGCAATACGCAACGGAATTAGAGTTGCTTGCTATTCATGAAGAAGAAAAGAGAAACCTTATAGACCAATCAACAAGGCTGACCCATGAGCAAAAAAACGAGTTGATAAATAAAATTGATGCAGACGGAGTAGCAGCAAGAAAAGCGATTGCAGAACAGGAACTAAACCAAAAGCTTGATGCTACAAAACAGTTTCTTGGAGGCATGAGCGCACTTGCTGGGGCATTTGGGAAAAAGGGATTTAAAGCGCAACAAGCTTTTGCAATCGCAGAGTCAACAATAAACACTTTCCAGAGTGCCACTAAGGCTATGGCTACAGTTCCACCTCCATTTAACATAATAGCGGCAGCGGGAAGCATTGCTTATGGACTAGCTCAAGTGGCGCAGATAAAATCTCAACAGCCCCCAGCATATCAGCAAGGCGGTATTGTAGGCGGTTCTTCATTTGGAGGTGACCAGCTAACAGGCAGAGTCAACAGCGGGGAAATGATTCTAAACAAGACTCAGCAAAGGAATCTTTTTGCTCAAGCTAACAACCCAATAGCGGGAGGGAAAAGCGGTGGCAATGTTACAATCGTAAACAATGCCCCTGTTCAGTTAGAAGCTAAATCAGAGCAAGACGAGGACGGCAATTTCAAAATAATTGTTGAGCAAGCTGTAGCACAAGCTAAGATTGAACTAACAAATGAAGCCAGAGAAGGAGGCGGTGATTTTGTTCCAGCATTGGAAACCAACTACGGATTAAATAGAAAATAATATGATTGATTGGAATGATACAAACTTGCCTAACCCAGCAACTTTAAGCGTAACTAACAAGAGCCAGAATCTACGCAAAAAAATGGAGTCTGGAAGGACTGTCCAAAGGCAAAGATGGTCAACACCTTTAGAAGAAGGCACTGTAAATTTTTCATTTTTAAAAGAACAATTCCAAATCTTTAAAGGAGTTTGGAAGCACTATCTAAGAAATGGTAATGATTGGTTTTTCATTGATTTGCCAGTGGGAGGCGCACAAGTTCTAACACAATGCCAAGTTAAATTTGTTTCTGATTTTACCTACAAGTATAGAAGCATTGGCTCTGTAGCTGTTCAAGCAAAAATAGAGTTTAAAGAAGTAGAAACTATTGACGAGTTAGAGTTAGCAAACTTGATTAATGTAGGAGAACTAACAGTGGCAGGGGAGTTAGACACTATTGTGATGAAGTATGTTAACAACACTGGTTTTAATTCAGCAACTAGGCTGAAAACAACAATCAGAAAAGTAGACAATACTATTCCTGTGGCTTGGCAGTTTTGGGATGGAACAATTTATTTATCTACCAATGGAAGTGTTGGCACGAAGACCTTACCAGAAACACCACAACAGGAAGTCTTCACTGTTAATGCTTACGCTAATATTAGCAGCCAAGACCCAACTCCAAATGAGGCACAAACTCTAGAATACATAAGTCATTTTGCCGCTTATCTTCTTTACGAGTTTGACCCAAGAGCAAATCTGCCAAAGCATTACTGGAGAGTCATGGATTTTGTTCAGTGCCTTAATTACCAAATGCCAGAGCCTAACGGAACTTTTCGCTATCCAATAAAAAACAATTTTTTACAATTAAGAATGGCTAGCACTTCAAACTTGGAGTATCTCGTGTTAGAACTTGAAGATGATGCGACAATGACGGGCTGGACAACAACCTCTGTAGGATTTGAAATTTCTAGTAATCCCGCACTTGTAAACATTGAAACAACCCCCGCCCCCAGTCTAACAAAATGCAAACTAAAAAGGTGTAGGATGCAAACCAATGATGCTCTTGAGATAATAGATTTGAGCGAATACGAATTTTTTAGTAGCAACCCAACTAGCTCAGATCCAGACTTGGAAATATCTGGTCATGAAATCCTAACAACTATTACCATAAATGGTTGCCCGAATGTTTTACCAGACGAGGGAAGAGGAAATATTGATTTTGAAAACAACCCTAACCTAACAACAATAAATATTCTTGGAGACAGCCCGTTTCCATTTAGAGGTGAAAATGACTGGCGAAATTGCTCCCTTACTATTGGATCATTAAAAGCAGTGGTTGATAATTTGTATGGAGATTCTACTTTGGCATTTGGAGGTAATGCAATTAAAATTGGAGGAAACCCATGCTGGCAATCTAGTGCTTTATTCCCCGCAAGAAATAGAATTGATATTGTAATAACCTCAATAGCAAGCACCCTAACAGATTTCACAGTAACGACTGCAGTATCTCATGGTTTAAGCATTGGAGATTATACAGTAATTGCAGGATCTTCCGTTTCTGCTTATAATAAGCTGCATACTGTTAGTGCTGTAACTTCTAATACCTATACTGTAACAAGTGATCTAAATGCGGGTTCTGCAACGGGAGGCACTACAAGCCAAGAGGGGGAGCAAGATACTGCTTATGTAGAAGAAAGAGCAAAAGAAAATAACTTTATTTGGATAGCACTTTAATCATCAAATAACCTAACAAATGAATACAAGTTATGCTGAAGCACTAAAAGAAGTAGGCTCTCTGAATCACAGAGACATACCAATTTTAGAAACTGTTAGTATTTATCACCCTACGGGGGGATTTATAAATATTGTAAATGACAGAGAGCCTCTGACTGCTTGGGCTACCGCTAGCGGATTTAGCGAGAAGATAATTTTTGAAGCTGGTTCTTTCAATCTTTCTCTGCCACAATCAAACAGTGACGGAGTTAGTTTTGTTAATGTTGCTTTCCCTAACATTGACGGAAAAGCTTCTAAGTTTCTAAAAAGCGTTCCAGTGGAAAGCACTGCTCCAATAACCTTAGTTTACAGAATTTATTTAGGAGAAAATGACCTTTATGTTGGCAACGATGACAGCCACTTTGCTGGATTTCCAAAAGTTCAAAACGATCCTCCTCTAACAGTTGAAGTTCTTGGAGTGCAAGTCACACCTTTTCAGATTAACGCAAGGGCAACTTTCAGATCATTAGTTAATGCAAGATATCCATCAAAACTCTATACCATCGAAGATTTCCCAGCCCTTAATAATTAGTCTTATTGGGTGCAAGTATTTGTCGGGGGGGCTAGATCGTAATGGCTTTGACTGCTGGGGGCTTGTCTGGTATTTTTACAAGGAGTTAGGAATTGAAACACCAAAGCCTTTTGAATATATAACGAGAACAACTAACAAATCCAAAAACGCTGCGACCGAAGAAATAAAAGGCAAATATCTAAAGGAGGTAAAAGACCCGAAAGATTTTTGTGTTGTTTCTTTTAAGAGAGGAAGCTTTGCAATTCATACGGGAGTTTATTTCCCCGAAACCAAAAGCGTTTTACATTGTGTTGGAAAACTTGGAGTGGTTTACGAGCCACTAAAAAGAGCGGAATTAACAAGATCAATTAAAGGAACTTTTTTAGAATGGCTTTAGTAACAATAACAAAAGACGCACAAGATCCGCACGCAACTAGGTGCATTAATTACAAGGCAGAGGGAACGCTGTTAGAGTGCGCTAACAAGATGCTAGGAGAATGGGAGGAAACTCCTTGGATGTGTGTTTTGATGAGGGGAGAAGACAGATTTCACCCCTTAAGGGAAGAATGGGGGGAGGTTGAATTAGAAGAGAATGATAAGATTTGTTTCATCGTAAACATAGGAGAACCGATAACGATAATAATAGCTATTGTTGTAATTCTGTTAGTGATTGCAGTTCTGTTTCTTGTTAGCCCCGCATCACAAGATACTCCAGAAAGCGGAGATCCAGTGTTTAGTATTGATGGACAAAAAAACCAAGCAAGATTGAACCAACCTATTGAAGATAATTTCGGAACTAACAAACTTTATCCTTCATACATAATGCAACCTTATAGTCTGTATAAGGACAACAATCAATATCTCTACCAAAGGTTTCTGTTAGGTCATGGAAATTATACATATCCAGGAAATCCTCCTTACCCCGCAGGCTGGGAGCAAGAAGTTGTCCTGTTAGATGATGCAAGAACAGAGGATAACGCTAATGTTTTATATGATTCACTTGGGAATTTTGGTAACAGTCCAAACTCAAGGCTTACTCGTCATGGTCATAATAATATAAGTATTTGCAGACAGGTAAACAACATACAAATGATAGCGTCTAACCAAAAAGGTTATACTGGCTATGTAGGACCTTTCAAGATAAACCCGCCTAACACTACAGTTCAACAAATCGCAAATGATATAAGTTTGCCAAATGGTGGATACAGAATGAACAAAGAGGGCAAGATGCGCTCTGTAGGATTTGGTGTTAGATTTGAGATAAGAGAAATTGATAACAACAGTAATCCAGTTGGAGATTGGGTAACCCTTTTAAGCTATTCAAGAAGCTTCCGAACCGCACAAGCCCAAAGATTTACTCTCTATGCAAATGCCCCTTATGCTGCAAGATGGGAGATAAGAGGCATTAGAACAAGAGGCGCAATAACAGACGGCAAGGGCAACAATAGTTATAGTTGGGATTTATGCAAAGGCTACAGAGGAAACGTGGATACTTCAGCCAATACCAATTTATCTTATTATGATTTTCCTTGGTTCTCAATGGAAACTTTAGCCTCTCAAAACACGCAAGCTAACAAGGTTACAGTTTTATGTACAAGAAGCGTTTTAGTTCTTACCTCAGACTTTTCTGATAATTGGTTAGGTTCTTCTGTCCATGCCCCAGATGAAACTAGAAATCCAATTTGGGCTATGGTAAGCATTTTAAGATGCGATTGGGGAGGCAGAATGGAAGGGCGGGAGCAAGAGCTTATGGATATTCCAGCAATTAGGTTGGCGGTAGCTCAAGCTAAAGAAGCTGGAGAAACTTTTGATTGGTCATTCACCAAATCAATGAGTGTCTGGAACGCTATTAAAATGTGCTGTTTTGTCTGCCGATGCACTCCGATAATGGTAGGAGGAAAACTCAGCGTAATTCGTGACATTCCAAGCAATATTCCTATAGCAATTTTCAACAGAGAAAACATACTTGAGGGAAGCTTAAAACTAACAAGAAGAATTTGGAACAATGATCTTAATGACGGCTTGAAGGCTACCTATTTAGATCATGAGACTTGGACTAATGAAACTGTAGTTGCCACAATAGGAACGCAAACAGCATCAAGCCCAAAAACCATAAATCTCTCTGGGGTAACAAATAGAGATCAAGCGCAGAAGCTAACAAATTATCTTTGGGCAAGTGAGTATTACAATAGACAGCAAATTAAATTTGAAACTGATTATTCTGGAATCGCTTTGACCTATGGAGATGTTATAAAAGTTTGCACTGATGTTTCAGAAAACGGGCAAGATGGATATTTAAGTGCGATAGAGAATAACCGAATCTTCACTCTATCAGAAATTCCTGTTTTCTCAATAGAAGCAACACACACAATTATCTTCAGAAAAAAGAATGGTGAGTCATATGGACCTTTCGAGGTGGTGGCAGTTGCGGGAGAAGAATACAAAGTTGAATTAGCAGATCCGTTAGTTCAGATAGACCCTCTACTTATTCCGATAGATGAACAAAGACATCAAAACCCCATTTACATTTTTGGACCTTTAGAAGATGACGGCTATTTGTGCAAAATAAACAAAGTCACTTCTAACAGCTATGATAAAATGACTATTGAATGTGTAGTTGAAAACTTTGGGAGATTTGGAAAAGACGAAGTAACTGCCCCTCCTATTTATTACGAGCCTTTAGATCCGATTCCAGTTGCGCCTGTTGTCACCAATCTACAGCAAACAAGCTACAACGAAGCTACAAGGCTTGTAAGCTTTTCTTGGGATGCTGCAGTGGGGGCTATAAGCTATTTAGTTGAGTATTCGTTAGACGGAGAAACCTTCATCCAAATATCTAACAACTTTAACAGCACAACTTCTAGTTTTACTCTTCCAGCAGATCATGACATTTTAGAAGAGGAAGTAATGCTTTCTGTATCATGTAACATTACAGGGGGCGATACTGGACAAAGAGCTACAATCTCTGTTAGAGTTGATGCACCTACCACTTTATCAGACAGCGAATCTCCAATAGCTAACATTTTAATTGATGCAGAAGAAGACGAATTTGGAGATCAAGTAACATTAAACACAGACTAAAAACATGGCATTAACAGCAGACAAATTTATCGTTCCTAATGGCGTTCCAGAATTGGGCGTTCAAAAAATGGAATCTTCAACAATCGGAATCACAGACTTATGGGATTTTGGCATTTTTGATTACAGAAATACACTAGCCCCGCAATCTCTAACAGGAGGAACTCCGATTTCATTAAACAATAACGGGGCAGGTGTTGAAACCTACAAAAATTTACCAGATACAGCCGTCACTGATGTTTGGAACACTTCAACTAACAGATTTGATTTTACTGAATTAAATATCGGAGACATGATTGATATTCGGTTAGATTTGGAAGTAACAACTTCTGCAGTAAACCAAACCTTTTCAATCTTGCTTGAGCTTGGGCAAGGGGGAACTACTTTTGAAATTCCTTTTGTGATTAATCAAGAGCATAAAACCGCTGGAGCGGTAGCGGTGAACAGATACAATGGAATCTACATGAGAAACGCAAACACTATCACAAGACCAGCGCAATTTATTCTTAGTTCAGCAGATGACCTAACAGTTGATGTTCACGGCTGGTATTGCAAAGTAATCAAAAAAGGAAGATAACTCTAACAACAAAAATAAAATTATGAATCCACTATTATCATACGCAAGGCACTGCATCGTTATTGCAGTTTTTTACATTGTCGAAAAATACGAATTGCCAATGGAAGGCGCAAGCGAAGCAATCGAATGGATTGCTCTAGCAGTTGTCACTTCAGCTACTTGGGCAATCGCTAAATACTTTAAACCTCTTATTGAGAAAATGAAGGGTGGAGTTGGGTTAGTTATCGTATCCGTTTTTATCTCTTTAGGGCTTGTAAGCTGTTCTAATGGCACTTTGCCGTTCAGTATAGGGATCAAGATGCAAGACGGCTTAGAAGCCGAATACAGCGCAAAGGGAGGCATTAAGTTTTTCGTAGATCCAACAACTAGCAAGTAATGGGCTTTGAGCTTACAGGTAAGTCATGGATTCCTGCACAGTTTGAATTATACATTGAGCAAATACCTCTTAGCTCTTGGGCTAAATCGGTTACTGTTCACCATACATATTCACCCAATCTAGCAGACCGCCCTAACGGCTGGAAAACGCAACATTTAGAAAACCTAAGACACTACTATAAAAATGTGTTAGGTTGGAGTGCAGGACCTCATTTGTTTACAGACGAAAGAGCAATCTTTGGTTTGAGCAGTTTATACAAGCGAGGTGTTCACGCTAAGAGCTTTAACAAAGATTCTATAGGAATCGAGATGTTAGGTAATTACGAAAGCGATGATCCCAAAACGGGGAGAGGCTTAGAAGTAGTTAAACTAACAGCTTTAACAGTTGCAATTCTGCTAAAAAAAATGCACCTTAAAGCAGACAATCAAACCGTTCTTTTTCATCGTGATGATCCTACAACAAATAAAACTTGTTGCGGATCTTTGATCGAAAAGGAATGGTTTTTGTCTTTGGTAAATGAGCATTACGACTCAAAACAATCCCTAACAGTTGAAGAACGCCTTACAAAAATAGAAACTCATCTTGGAATATGATAGTCCTAACACAATTAGCAAACGTGCAACTTGATCTTGATACATGGAATGAAGCTGGGGGCTTGCTTGGCATGATCTTTGCAGCATTATTTATTTTAATTGGAACTTTCCAATGGCATCTAAAAGCACAAGATAAAGAACACACACAAACAGTAAAAGAAATTCTAAAAGATGAGCGGGAAGATAGGAGGTTGGCAAGGTTAGAAAACAATGCTTCTTATGAAAAACTTTCTGAAGTCATTTACAAACTTAGCAAAAGTTTGAATAGGCGTGAAGGGGAATGATACTCTAACAACCTTTGATTTTTTGTTTGCATTTTAATAGTCATGCCTCATAAATGTAGCAGCGAAAGAGAGCAACTAACTCCGCAAGAAAGACTTGCTGAATTTTGGAGCAGACCCGCAGCTTATGTTCAGCCTAAAATCATTGAAGCTGAAAGCGAGGAAATGACTACTGACAAGTTCATGCAGTCTTTTTCTTCTTTTGAAATGATTGCTGGGGGAAGACAAGTTCCTAACAGAAAACCAAAATATTAATATGCCTCTACCCGTAACAATTTGGCTTTATTTCTTATTCGCATTGATGATTTTTAGTCTTTGTTGTGCTTTTGTTAGTTGGATCTTTTCCGAGGTTAATAAAAAAAACTTGGAGGACTTAAAGCGAGAGGCAGACGAAAAATATTTTGAGGCTAATCACAAGCACTGGTAATGTATTCTTACACGGCTGAAGAAGATCCAGAGCTAACAATGAATCCCAAGCCTCACGGGATAGAAATCTCATTGGATAATAGAGTGGTAATGGTTTGCTCTTATGGTGATGACGTTCCTATTTTTGCTACTGTAGAAAGTGACCCGCAAATCATAACCAATTTAGACCAAGTGATTTGCGCCTTATATGGTGGATTGCATGTAAAAAAGAAAGTGGCAGTGATGGCTTTATTTTGTTTAATGCTATTTGAAGCTTTATCTTTTCACGAAAGTAATCTAAAACTTGGGGCATCGCAATGATGCGACAAGCCGAAAAGCAAAACGCTAAAAGGCATTAACAACAAAAATAAAAACCGATGATTATAAAAGAAAATAGCAGCAAGAGCAATGATTACGAGCCAATCCCAAAAGGAAGACATGAGGCAATTTGCGTAACCATTGCAGGAATTGGAGAACAAGAAACAAGCTATGGTGTAAAAAACCAAGTTATCGTTACTTGGGAAATCCCCTCTATTGTTAGAGAGTGGACAAAAGAC